CGAAGTGGGCGACCGCTTCAGCTTGGACACCATGCGCGAAGAGATCGATAAGGTCATGCGCGCAAGTGGTCTTCTTGGCGGAGAAGCCGAGGGCGCTGCGGGAAAAAGCGAGGAGGCGGCAAAGGCTTAGGTTGGAGCGAAATCGACTGGGGGAGCATCATGGCGTCCTACGCGGACAGCTTTGGGTTCACCCCCAGTGATTTTTTCAACTTAACCCTCGCCCAGCTCAATGCCTTCTCTCAATACGCTGAGAAGCGCGATGAAGATATGAAAAAGCGTTCCAAAGGCCAAGGAAATAAAAAAGGCGCAGGAACGGCAAGCATTGACTCAATTGAGCAGTTAGTGGCAACATTCGGAAAGCCGGGATTCGGCGCGTCCTAGTCTCTTGTGAGGGAAATCCGTGGCAGATGCAGCGGGCCAGTCTAGCACTGGACAGATATCCATTGGTCTTGATACCAGCCAGTTTAAGGCTGGAACACAGGCCATCCTTGCGGATATTCGGCTGCTCACGCAGGGTCTTACTCAATTTGAGGCGGCGGGGGCGAAGGTCGGCTCGTCTTTCCGAAATTTGCGCCAAGCCTCTCTCTCACTTAGGCAATTCCGCACGGCGGTTGATGCCGATGCTATCCCAGCACTTCGAAAACTGCAGCTTCAGGCAAACGCATCAGCAGCCAGCCTGAGCAGGGTCTTTAACGTTGGCGCCCAACCAAACAATGCAGTTACTGGGATTCAGCGCGTAACAAATGCACTCGCTGCGCAAGAGCGCCAAGCAATGCGCACCGCAGACGCTATGGCTCGTGCCGCTATGGCACAAAACCGAACTGGAGCCATGGCATTTAGAAACGCTGGTCGCTCTGGTAGCGGCGCGTTTGGTCGCGGCGGCGCTGGAACTGGTGCCGCAGGAACGCGCGGCGCTCGCTCCTCACTAGACGATTCCGGGGCGGCTGCCCGCTCTATACCCAGCATATCAAGGGCCGCGCTCGGCCTAGAACTCTCTAAGCGTTCTGGCATGCGCAAAGCTGGCATTGCCGTTGAGCGCCGCACGGGCGACACTGGCCCATCTTTTCACACAGATCCAGACTTTATTAGAAGAGAGTCAAGATCGCAACTTCTTTCCCGCCTTTCTTCGCGTGAAGTTGGTCGGTTTCTTTCAAGACTTATTGCATCAGAAACTGGCGACGTCTCATATCCAACTGAACCGTTAGACCTTAGAAATTTTGCCTGGCGTGGCAATCGCTTTGGTCCGCCAAAGCCAAAAAGGCGCTCAGGTCGCTACGATGTGCAGCCAGGAGATCTTGCTCTTTTTGAGGCGGCAATAGAACAAGAAAATCTAAGCCTTCTTCAATCAGCTCTTCGAGCCCCGCAAGGTCGCATGAGAGAAGACGTGCGACGCATGCCCGCTTATTTGCAGAGAATGATTGAGACGGCTAGAAGGGCCAGGCGCCGAAGCAGCACTTTCTTCCCGCAGTCTCAACCTGGCAGGCCAATGAGAGTTCACGTTCCTGGTCGCGGCCTCATGGAGTTTTCTAAGAAGTCAGGAAGGGGCGGCAGTGGCGGAAACAAAGATATTGATGCAATAGTCAATGAGGTTCTTGGCCAGGGGTGGCAATTTGAAAAGCGCAAAGGCGGCCACAACGCTCTCATTAACCCATCTGGGCAAAAAGTGTTTTACCCATCATCAGCATCAGACCGCAGGGCATTGCAAAACTTCATTTCCCAGTTGCGAAAAAAGGGCGCAATAGTTCAGGGTCGAGGGTATGGCGGAAAAGAAGGAAAGGGCGGTCCGCGTGAAATGTCACGACGCTCTGGTGGCAGGTCTGTTGCCGAGACGGCATTTGGCTTTGTGCCAGACCGCCGACTCCTGGAGGCAATGCGCAGGGGCGACATGTCGTTTGGCCAGGAGATTGGCGCTCAACGCCTAAACACAAGGAGAGTATCCGCCACTGTTTCTATGGGCGGAAGATCAGGCCCCGGAAGATATAGCGGCACAGCTATCGCCATGTTCCCAGAAAACGACAGGGGCCTGCGTGGCCAATCGGGACGAGAGGTTGGAAGAAACCTTGGTCAAGGAGACAGAAAGACTAGGCGCACTAAACTTTCTCCATATAGCCCGATGGCAGAAAAGGTATACGAGGTTCTTGGCGGAATGCTTGGGGCACCAACCCCCGCAGTTGTCAGGAGAAGGCTAACACCTTTAGAGCAACAGCTGGCTACTGGCGGGAGACTGCCGCAAGTTGGCTCTTCGGCTAAGACAAACATTGGCGCAACCCGCAGAGTCGCCTCCGGAAGATTTGAAAATCCACAAGTCCGTCAACGCCGGCCAATGGGACGCCATGCGTGGATGATCCCCTGGCTAGACGACTTTGAGCCAATGAAGCGCGTACTTCGCGGTAACCCGCAATTTGACGACGAAGTTAGAACGCAAGCAACTAGGCAGCTTGGCTCAACACGAGACATGCGACGCATCATGCTCCTTGACCAAATACTTGGCCAGACAGATCGACACGGATCAAACATGATGGTTGGCAAAGGGCGAAGCGGGAAGCGAAGAATTCTTGGAATTGATAACGAGCATACGTTTAGCATGGGCGGCCTTAGCCGACCCATTTCAGAGCTTAATAGGCAGCTAAATAATACGCCGCAATTCTCTTCATTCTCTGCGCGCTATATGCCACGAGATGTCCCCCAGGGCAGCAGCACATTGCTGCCGTGGATGACAAACAAGGGTGGCTCTGGCCTTGCAAGAATTAAATTAACAAAACAGGAGCAAGACGCATCTGCGCGCGAAGCAAAGGTCCTAAGGGGAATCCTTGGCGGCAAGAGGTCAATGAAGATTGTTGAAGAGTCTTTCTTGACTGCTGGATACTCTAAGAGGGACACAGATAGGTACATGGAGACCTTGCGCACACGGCTAGAAGCTGCGGCGATTACAAGAGAAGCAGAGGCATCTTCTGGGCATAGCGACGCCGGAGATTATCGGCAAATGTTGCAAATGTCGCGCCGCTCTGGTGCGCAGAGAAGGCTTGCTGCAAGGACCAAAGCAACGGGTCGCGGGGTCATGCTTCCACAAGACCTTCGCAGCGGAGATTTTGCCGAGTTGCCAAGACCACTTCGACTGCTTGGAGAAATGCTGCAAAGCAAAGACAGGGGAAGAAGAGCTCGCCCAATAGAAATGGACGATGAAACCAGGGTCTCTTTGGTTTCAGGAAAAGAAATTATTCCTGGACGAGCAAGCAGAGGCTCTAAGCCTTTAATCCCGCAAAACCTTGCCGGCCGAAGCCCAGAGCAAATTTTTGCCGAAGCGCTTGTGGCATCCCACAACGCCGGTGTGCGAATTCGAGAGATCGCCCCAGACCCTGATCGACTAATTAGGGCGCAGCTTCGCGCCATGGGCGTTGGGGACCCATATGACGTTGGCGGGAAAAGAATTACTTCAAGATCAGATCAAATGGCCGCAGCTCGTGCGTATCAATTGCTTAGGCGTCAGCGATTGGGAATGGGCTCAATTGCCTCGCTGGCGCCTGGATCAGTTAACGCAAGTTCATGGTTAATGCAAATGGGCGGAGACCAGGGCTCACGTTATGATCTTCTTGGTGGCGCCCTTGACGAGATGAGTGGCTTTGATGCGTTTAGGGAAGTGAGCGCGGGCACCGCTGGGGCGCGAAGGGATAGAAGAGCTGGTCAAAGCGGTAATCGCCGCATTGGGCTTAAGGGCGGGTTTATCGCCACTGTTCCTAATAGATTCCATGTCCCAGGCATGGGAGACGCCGCTGGATTAAGGAATTTTGTTGTAGGGGCAATGACTCACAGAATGCCAGGAGCGCATGAGCAGGGCAAGCTTGGCGCCCTAGCCGGTCTTGGGGTTCCAGGTGTTGGAACTAGCCTTATGGCCCACGAGCTGCGTCGTCACGCGCGGGCAATCATGGAAGCCCGAAGAAGGCACCCGGCTGCCCTTGCCGCAAAATACGGCGTATCAGTTGAAGATCTTGCCGGACTCAATATGGGCGGTCGCACCCCTGCGGGTCTTAGCTTAAAAGCCAGCAATTCCGGAATGGGCTTGTACGAAGCGCTTGGATTTGGGTTTAGCGATCCAGGCAACATGGAAAACCGCTTTATGTCTATGGGCGGAGACAAGGTTGTTGACATGTACGGAAGAATCCGTGCAGAGATTAAAAAGGTAGAAGCTCGCCTTTCAGAGCAGGGCATTGCGTACAGCCCAATGGAGTTTTCGCGAAGGTCTGGCAAGGCTTGGACCGACCCAAATCTTGAAAGCCGAAGAATAAGTATTTCAAGCAAGCTAGTCCCAATGGTTTCAGACCCAGGGCAGCTTCGCGTTGGAGAAGAGGATTTACTTGGGCCGTTTACCAGAGGGACGCGCTTTAAGTTGCAGAGCGAAACATACACCTCTGGCCCAATGGCAGGTCAACCAATTAAAAGACCAGCATCTCATCGTGGGATTAAATACTATAGCGCTACAACTCCAAGCGGAGCAAAAATTACCAATATTCCCGAAGACATTGATAGGGGAAGATTACAGCAACTAATTGCCGCTGCGGAAACAATGCGAAGAAAATATCCGGGTCAAAATTTGCAGATAGGTCTGCAATACGGAAAACACGACAGAGGAGCCATGGGAACAGCTTCCATTGGCGGAACATTCATGGAGCTACGCGACTCGCTGTTTTCAGAATTTGCAGAACAAACAACAGGATGGCGAAATGATTTTGAAACGCTGGAGCCCAAAAACCCCAATCAGGTTCGACAACATTATGGCCCATGGGAAGAAGGAAAACGTAGAAAGTTCAGAATGATCCCTCGTCCCGCCCCCGATGGGCGCTACGAACCCAACGACACCGCAATGAGTTTAGTTGCTCACGAATTTGGTCATATGTTTTCGCCAGATGCGTGGAGTGAGCGGCTTTGGAAGGCGGGATTCCCCGGGAACATGGCTGGCGCTTCAACCCCATACCTTGACTTTGGAAGAAGAGGCAGAGGTACTCCAGGTGAATATGGCGACATGGCCACCATTTCTCAATGGCACGGACATGGTCGAAGCCCAGGCGGCGCAATAAAAGATTTCCTTCTTCCTTACGAAAGAATAAATAGTAGAAATAGCTACAGGGGGGCTCCGGGATATTTTGGCGGGGAATATTCTCCAGGGAGCAAAGCAATGAAACAAATGCTTGGGTCCCAATCCCCAATTTACGAAGAAATTTTCCCAGCTATGATGCGGAAAATTGGCGAACTTATGGTTATTGGCGAATATGGCCCATTTGCCAGCGTGCTTCCTAGGTATAAAAAGAAGACAACTGTTAAAGGCCAAACACGCATGCCGGGAGACACAAAATTCCAAAATATTGAAGAGGCCATGAACGAGCTTTGGAGAATTGGCGGGTACCGCAACGCGGAAACTCCCAAGGCGGCTGCGGAGTGGTACGCCGCTATGTTTGAAAGGTATAGCACCAGAGCATTTGGTCAGCCAGGAGCTATACCAGAGCACAACATGCTCGGCTACCGCATTGCAAGGACTATAGCAAAAAACTCCGGTTGGGCGGAATACAACAGGCGGTCTGGCGGCATTGGTGGGATGCTCGGTGGTCTTTTTGGCAGGGGCAGGTCAAACATCATGCAGCAGATTACTGGCGGACAAACCTATGGGATGACGCTGCAAGACCTGCTAGGCGGAGACATTACCGGCATGGGCTCGCACAGCATTGGTCACTGGTCTGGAGGATCTGGCAAAGAAATCCTCAACCTAAAGACTATGGCTGGAGAAATTAGACAAGTTCTTGCACAGCCAATGGGTGGAGATGCATCTCAGGGTGGCCGATTCCCAAACAAGGCAATGGAGATTCTTGCTGGACTTCTCGGGGTGGAGACCCCGACAATTCTGGAGCGCAGCATTGGCGGCAGAAGAATGGCAATTCAGCCAATGGCTCCAGGAGAAACCGCAATTGACTTTATTAACAGATTGAGTGCACCGCCATCGACAAGAGTTCCAGTATGGGAAGACGACGAGATCATCGGTCACTTCTCTCGACCGCTTGGCCCTAGATCAGTTGACCCAGCATTGGCACAGCAGCCTTGGCTTGCAAGCAGGGGCGGAAGGCGCATGCAGATCCTTGATCACCTTGCGCAGACATACGACCGACACGGACTTAACTACCTCCTCAGTTTGATTGACCCGAAGGGCGGGGTGGGCTCGCCTTCAAATTATCGCGTCACCGCTATTGACCACGATCTTGCCCTTCGCCCACCAGGCAAGGGCGGAAGAAAAGTCATTGGTGGTGGCGCTGGGCCAATTGGTGTTCCCGGACAGTTCCGAGAACACCAGATAAAACTTGCAAGGGAAGAAGCCGCTACCCTTGCGGGCATTGTAACGCGGCGCAAAGTTATAGAGCCGCAATTGCTTGAAGCATTGCGAGCAGGAGGATATAGTGAGCAAGAAGCACTCGCAACAGTCGATGCTATCTTCAGACGCGCACGTGAAGCGTTTAGGAGTCGCATGGCTGAATCGCGGGGCGCAGCCCACCCGTCTGGGTGGGAACTCTCACGAAGGTCAGGAGGTGTCGGTATGAACGGCCTGACAAACCCCTTCGCCCAATACAGCAAGCGCAGCGGCGGCGCTGCCACTGGCACCCCATACACATCACTTCAGGCCGCCTTTGAGCAGGTAACCCTGACTGCCATCAAGAACCTTAAGGTATCTCTTGCTGGCCAAAAGATGAACCCACAGCTATTCCGCAGAAGCATTGAGTCTTTCCAGAAGACCATTCTTGACGCAGCTACGGGCCAGGGAGAGTTTGCTGGCGGTTCAATGCAGAAGGCGTTGAAGGGCATTGCGCCAAAAGCGCGCAAGTCCCTGATGGGCATGTTCAGCGGCATCTTGAAGGACATTGAAGACACTGGCACTGCTGCATTTGGCCGTGGCGACCTGAAAGGCATTCCTCTTCGCAAGGTGCTGTTCAGCATGCTTGGTCAGGTCCCTTCGGTCTATGCGCCAGACATTGCGCAAATTGCCGCAAATCCAGCGCTGCAAAAGAAGAGACCAAGCGGACAAAGAGACAGAATCCCAAGCATTAGAACAATTCAATATGGCGAATCCAACCTTGCAACCCTTGGCGGCGTTGGGATTGCCCCAGGCATGAGGCTTGCCGGATCGGCAACACTCGCCTCTCACTTGACTGACCAAGGCTATGATCCAAAGGCCTACGGCAATCTTGCTGGAATCCTGACCGACATGGCGCAGAAATACTTCCCGTCCGGCATTAAGGGAGGCGGACTATCGTTTGGTCACCCCCTAGTTGATGCAGGCGCATGGGCATACTACGAGCCACAGCGACCAGGATATAACGTGCAAAACCCTGGCCAAATTACTATGGACCTTGGTGGAGCGGGCAAGGGCGGCGTTGTAACTATTGGCAAAGCCATGGCAACAATGGCCCACGAAATCACGCACGCCATGGTAGACGCTTCCGAGATGGAAATAGCGAAGCGTTCAGTTGGTGTAACCGACGAAACGGAACTAAAGAAGATCCGCAAAGAGGTAGAAACAAAGCGCGGCGTACCGTCGGCGGAAAAGTATCGTGTCTACTCGGGAATTTCTGGGGAATACATGTTTGTTCCAAAGGGCAAGCAGGTTGGGGCACGGACTATCCCGCTAGGATCACCAGATAACCCAGAAGGTTTTAGCTATTTTGATTTGCCGCAAGGGTCAATTACAGAAAGTGAATACAAAAAGCTTAATCCAAAAGCCAGAGCGGCATACGAAAAAGCTTATGTCACTGCGGCACAGGCTGCAGAAATAGACAAAAATGCGCAAGGTCAACATATTAATGTTCGTGGTCATTTTGGTCCGCAAGTTCGTATTCTTGAAGACGCGCAAGCGGGGCTTGCCGAGTATGCGCAAATGCTTGCTGCCTCAACAAGGGTATTGCAACCAGGGGAAACGCGCAAGGGCTTGATGCTGTCGACGCGGCAGATGAATGCCGGTGCCCGTGCAAACGCAACGGATATTGGCGCGGTCATGCCGGGCGTTGCCGGAATTGCCAATCCATATCAGGGTGGATTGCTTAAAGCAATGGATCTCTCGGAAACCCTTGGCGGAAAACTCCGTCCAATTGCAGAATTTGCTGCACGCATTCAGAGAAACATGGCCGGTCAGATGGTGTCTGCTCAGGCCGCAGGTGGGCTTGACGCTCGTGACCTTGGCGGAATGTTTGCAAAGGCTCTCGGCACGGCTATTGAGGCTACGCCAAAGGCGCAACGAGCAAGCGTCCTTGAATCAATTAGGCCAGATCGCATTCTTGACGCCGCAGTAGTTCTTGACTCTATTGGAAGAGCAAAGAATATTCCGGCTTTGACAAGAATGCTTGCCAATACAACTGGTGTTGCTGCTGACGCAATTGTCTCTCATGGCGTTGTTGCTTCAGACCTTAACACCGCAGGGGATGTTCAAGCTGTTGCAGAGGCAATGGGCAAGGGTAAAGGGCGCGGCAAAAAGCCTGTCCAGCCACCGCAGCCAGCACAGCCAACTGCTCCGGGTCAGCCAAGCCCAGTTGTCGCAGCTCTTGCGCCAAAAGGATATGACCTATTAACGCAACTAACAGAGATTCTTTCATTTGGTGTAGTCGGCGGCGGCAAAGAAAATATTACTTTGCGCAATCAAGTAAGGGCTCAGGCCGGCCTCCCAAATAGGCCGCTGGCGGGAACGCAGCTTGCTGCAAGCAGCCTAACGGGCTCAGCAATCGCCGCACTCGCCGAACAGTATCCAGAGCTTTTGCCATTTGTTCGCGAGTACAGGCCAGACCATCCGCTTCTTGGGGCGCAACCAGGATCTAGGGTCCCCGCCACAAGGCGTGGGCGTCGCGGCGGCCCAGTAGGCCCAACCGTCTCTGGCTCCACGGGTGTACAGCCATATGTTGACACAATGGGCGAAGACTACTATCAGAATGTTGCTGACAGCATCTTTGCATCACGCGTTGATGACGCATTTAACATGTTTGGCGGATCTGGCGGATTTGGTTACAACGCGAGAGGGCTTGGAAATCGCATGAACGTCTTGCGAGACGTTATGCCAGAAGACCAGCTTCAGAGTGGCATAGAGAAACTTAAGCAATTTGGCTCAACCATGAAGGACGCCTTCTTAAATTCAAGACCAGTTGTTGGCGTAATGCAAGACTTTGATGACGCAATGCTAAGGGCGGCTGAGGGGTCGCTTGACTTTAGCAAGTCGGTTGATGCGGCGACTGCAAGCAGCAGCGGGTTAGTAAATCAACTTAAAGAAACGGTAAAGCTTGCTGTTGCATTTGTTCTTACGCAAAACGCAGCAAATGCTATCTATCGATCTATTAGCCACCTGTCTTCAGGCTTTATTCAGTTCAACCAGTCGCTTGAAGACGCCAAGGTAGGCTTCTCGACACTGTTCTACAACGCAGGCGATTCCATGGGCGTTGCCGAGGGCCGCGCAACTGGAATGATTGAGCGGTTGAAAGAATTCGCTAACGTCACGCCGTTCTACTTCACGCAGCTGCAAGAAGCTGCTGTTAGAATGCAGGCGTTCGGCCTTGATATTGGCAATGTGCTCCAACGAGACCCCAATACTGGTGAGCTCGTTGGGTACATTAAGAACATCGGAGACGCGGTCGCCGCGCTTGGCGGTGGCGACGAAAAGATCATGCGCATTACGTATGCGCTTGGTCAGATGAACTCTGCTGGTCGCGTATACCAAAACGACATGATGCAGCTGGCTAACGCCGGTATTGCTGGGTACGAAATCCTTGCTGAGGCTCTTATTAATGAGCTTGAAGCTAAGGGTAAAGACATGACAAATGAGGATAAGAAGATCCTCAAT